CACAGCAAGCCAAGCGTGGCGGAAGGCTTGGATGATAATAGAGTTAGTTTTAAGGTACAAAAAGGTAAAAACAAATTTGCAACTACTTTAAGTATGGGTAACAACCCAGTTGGAGTATACCAATATAATGCTACTACAGGTCGTAGCATAGCCGAGGTTTATCCAGAATTCAAAGGCAAAGGATTAGGTAAATTATTAGTTTTACATGCTATCTATACCGCAACACAATTGGGATTAGATTTCCAAGAAGATGAATCAAGAACCTCAGAGTATGATAATGTATTAGATAGTTTGAGTAGTAACGGTTATATTGTAGATGACGATGGATATTGGTATGTAACCGGTGAAGGTGAACAATACCTAAAACAATCATTAAAACAAGACATGACGGAAAACTTTGCTGATGGTAAGAATCCTGGACGCAAAGGATTGGCCAAACGCTCAGGTGTCAATACCAAGGCATCAGTAAGTAGTCTACGCAAAACTGCCAAACATTCCTCAGGTGAAAAGGCTCGCATGGCACACTGGTTGGCCAACATGAAGGCCGGACGTGCAAAGGCCAAGAAAAATGGTTGAAGCCAAAATCACTGTTGATTTATACTGCAATTGGACTGCTGAGCCCAAAGCATATCGTGTGTATTTCGACGATGATTTGTTAACCGAAAGAACTTATCTTTGGCGTAACACCGAGCAATATGTTCAAGAAAACATAATTGTGTTGGCTGAACCAGGACAGCATTCGCTAAAAATCACGCCAGTGGACCGTTCTTTTGGCGGATTCCTTATGGGGAAGGTTACCGTTAACGGACAACCAGCCTCAGCAAATCAAATAGTTTTATAAACTAATAAATATACTATTACTCACGGATTTAAATATGAAAAGCCTAGATTTTTTAAAAGAAGACATTGTGACAGACGCACAAGACATGCAACTAGACCATGAAGTGCAAATGGCTCGCAAGGACTGTTACACAGCCGCAGATAATGCCATTGCCTTACACAAACTATTACGCAATATCAGCGAGCAACAAGGTTTAGAAGGTTGGGTCGCCGCTAAAATCACGTTAGCTAGTGACTACTTGAATACAGTTCGAGAGTACCTGGAATATCAATTGATGACAGGTTCTCCGATGCAAGAGCCGATTGGTGTTATGACTGTAGCAGAATCGAAATTAAACGAAGTTGATCCTCGCAATTTTGATAGTGACGTAGATTACTATGCCGCACGTAATGCTCCTCCGAAACGCCGTAGTGCTCCAAATGACTATCCTTACAGCCGGGAAGAGGATGATGATTACTTCCGTGAAATCTTCCGCAAGAAGCGTGAAGCCGCCAAACAACAAGGCATGGCGGAAGGCTCATTAGAAGAAGATGAATATGATAAAATGCTAAGAGATTTGTTGAAGGCAAGACCTGACTTAACTAAAAAATATGCCAAAGATGTTCAAAAGTCAAAAGATATTGAAAGTGGCAAAGAGTTAAACAAACTTGTTAAAAAGAATCCTGGTGTATTGAAAACATACAGTGACGCTGTAAAGAGAGATAAGAAACTAGGTATGGCGGAAGGCAATGATTACAGTGCAGTCACCAATGCCATCACTCGTAGAATATTACAACAACATCCCCAAGTGTTGGCCAAATACGGTCCCGAAGTGGTCGGCTTAGCCATTGACGAAATTGCAGAGTTTGTGGGCAATGTTGACGAAATTGGCTCAAGCGATGTCAGTGGCTGGACGAGTCAAGTTATTCGTAGTCTGTCTAGGTTTTCTCCTCTGAGAGAGCAAGGCATGAGTCGAGCAGCCAAGGGCATGATGAAATACGGCAAAACAGGTATGAAAAAATTGGCTCAACTGGGTCGCGAAGGTGCGCCTGAAGAAAAAATGAATGCTACCAGAGATCAGTTTGACAAGTATAAAAAAGACAACAAGAGTGTAACTGAAATGAATGCAGGCAGTGTTGCTGGTGTAGTGAATCCTACTCCCAAAAACAAAGCCAAAACAGGCACACTGTTTGGCGGCACTTATAAACAAAAGCGAGCCAAATGATATGAGTGATATGCGTCGCCTCATCGAATCCATGGATAACATCATGGAAATAGACATGAGATCAACCAGAGCTGGACAACGGGGACTAGATGTTCCCAACATCGAAGGTGGTATAGGCGGCGGTGGTGGTGGCGGATCTATAAGTACAGGCTTGGGATCTGCTGTTGGTAAGGCACTTCCAAAAGTTTGGAAGAACCCAAGAACTGGACAAACATCTAGCACTCCACCTGCAGGAGTACCACCCAAACCCACACCTCAACCGTTGCCAGCCGGTGCGATAGCAAAACCCACACAACAACCGTTGCCAGCTGGCGTACAACCCGGCACCGCAGGCGCTGGTAGAGGAACAGTCAATCCCACAGCCAAAGATCCATTGGGAAGACGTGAGCCTGGATTCGCACCAGTTGATGGCAGAACGCCCCCAATAAAACCACCCGAAGAAAAAATTACAAAAGGCGACGTAGCGAAATCTGTTGCAGGTCATGCGGCTCTTGCAGCAGCACTATACCAAGGCGATAAACAAGAGCCCGGGCAGCCAAAAGGTGGCGGGGGAGGCGGAGAGTCGGGCGACCCTGCAGGCAGTCCCCCACCAGTACCCCCACAAGCAGATTTATATAAACCAGAAGATTTAAAAGTGTTGGGAATTGAACCTGGCTCCATTGATATTAAAGATCCCGATATTAAACTACCGTCAAGTAATGTTGCTAAACCCGTTACTACTACGTCTTCTGAAATAGATGTGCCCAAAGTTGGACCACAGGGCCCTAACTCTCCATTTGTGGTAACAAAACCCGAGATAGTAAAACCACAGCCCCAGCCTATTCCACAAATTCAACCACAACCACAAGCTGCGACACCGCCAATAAACAGACCACAAACCAGACCTTCTATTTCGCCCAGCACCAGTGATATATTAGGCAGAATGCAAGGTGCCGGCAGTGGTGGCACTGGTGGCAACACTGGCAGTACAGGTGCAGGTGGCGCAGGTGGTGGCGGCGGTGGCGGAGTTGGATCAGGACAAGGCCCAGGATCTGGTGCTGGGGCTGGCCCGGGCACAGGCGGTGGTTCAGTTGGTGGTAGTGGGACAGGGTCCAGCACTGCCCCGTCAAATTCCAGTGGGTCAGATGATCCTTTTCCCATGATGAGGCATAAATTAAAAAGAACTAACGAACACAGATCTGTAAATAAACTAGTAAAAGAATTTAAACGATTTGTAAACAGGAAAATATAAAATGGCAGATATTAAAAAAATATTAGAATCATTTGACAGCATGTCAAAAGCAGAAAAAAAATCATCCGGACCAAAATTTCCAGGTTACTGGAAAGGTACCGATTCTGCCAAGAAAAGTCGTAGTCGTGTTGTGGGTAACGAAGAAAGTGTAATTAAAGAATTACACGATACTGCCAATTCCACTGAATATCGATTGAGGGAAGCATTCAATCGATTCCTTAAAAATGATGATTCAACCTTAAAGGTTTATGATACAAAAACTGGCGGCTCGACTTTTACTGAGCCAAATAAACCCGCAGTCGCCACACCTGCCACTACAGCTCCCTCTAACGCATCTACTGATTCAACATTAAAGGTTTATAATACAAAAACCGGTGGTTCGACTTTTACTGAGCCAAATAAGCCCGCAGTCGCCACACCTGCCGTCACACCCACAACTCCTGCATATACAGGTATAGATCCTGTTGTCAGACAGAGAATGGGCATGCAACCTGCAAACCAAGATGAAATTCGAACATATCTAGATAAAAATCCCCCGTTTGTTACCAGCGGAGATGGTCAGCCCATTAGATCTGGTACTGGATCTCCTGTGGTATCGGGAGGACTAACTAGAGTTGGTCGAGCAGCAGATGAAGTGAGTCCTGACAGGGAACGTGCAGAAGCCATGCCCAGGCCAACACAAATAACACCCAGACCACCCATTACATCACAACCGGCCGGCGTTGCAGTGACACCTGTTCCAGACAGATCAACAACAAAGCCAGTAACACTGGCACCAGCTACAGCAGCAGTTAAACCAACTGCAACCAAGCCCACAGCCACTATTCCGCAAATGCCAAAGAATCCTGCGGCAGGCAGTTGGCAAGATGTTTGGAAAAACAATCCACAATTAAAAAATCCCAACATGATCCAAGTTGGACAGCAAATCACAATGCCCAACGGTGTTAAAGTAACTGTTAACAAAGGCGACACTCTGGGCAAACTGGCCAAACAATATCGCCTGGGTGACTTCAACGTCGACGAGTCCATTGAGCAAGAAAAGATTGCTGATCGCTATGACCCGGATGATTTTGACGACATGGTTAACCGTGTGAGGAAACTTGCACATAGACAAGAAAAAAAGAATGGGCCTGTTGATATTAGTAAGCTGGCACAAAGATTACGTGATATAGAAAAACGCGAGCCAGTTAAAGAATACGACAATGCGCAAGATCCAAACGCCCAAGTGACTAGCCCAAGTGATCCAAGGCCTAGCACAGCAAGTCAACAAAGTCAACAACAACAAAACATGAAAGATCAAGCAGTTGATATGGCCACTGCCAAAAGTACCACTACTACACTTAAAAATGTGCTAGGTCCTCAATTTGATCCAAACGCTGCAGCTACAGGCATCGTCAAAGCCAATGATGGCAAACCAATGACTCCACAAGAACAACAGGCCATGGGATCAATGACTCCATTGGTCATGAAGGCAGCACAAACTCCCAGCGTCAGTGGACAGCTAAAAAGCGCACTACAAAATGCAGGCTTGGCAGCCAAGTTGGGAAAATAATTATGAACTTATACGATTTTTTTAATGAAGGCCGAGAGGTTAAAGAAGGCGTAATGAAGGATATTCATATTGAATTAAGTGACATCGTGGCCAACGAAGACTTTGATGCATTATATGAATTGTTCACTGCCAACACTCCAGCTGGTCGATTTGTACAAGACATGTATAATGATGTTGTTATTGACACAGGTCTCCATCCAGATGATGACTTTGAACGCATTGAACAAATTGTGTTTGATCGGTTAGCAGATGATTTTGGCCAAGAAGGAATGTCAGAAAATTCATTGAACGAATTAGCCCCGGATCAAAGCGGTGGAGATGCCGGCAACTATTTTAGAGAACTAGCCAGTGCTTGGTACAATGGAGCATACGATTCAGGCAGCCTGCAAAAAGGCATCAAGACCAATCAAGATATAGAACGACTACTGCAACGTGGCGTTGTGGCACCGGATGGAAAAACACGCAAATACAACATAGACTACAACTCAGATTTTGATGGTGTGGTTATTTTTAGCGATGACTACTACGAACACGGTGATCACGATGACACCATAGACAGTCGCACAGGCCAAAAATGGGGACCATATGACTACATGGAGTTCTCAGATGAAGATCTAAGCGAAAGTCTAACGGAATTTGCAGCCGATGACGGTGACAGCGGTGGTGAAGACGATGCCTTGCACAAGTACGCTAGAATGTGGTGGGCTGGGGACGAAGCAACGCAGATGCAAATTGAACGTGCTCTTGCAAAAATGGGCTGGGAAATCGGCGAAGACGAAGGCGGCTACGACAACGGCGGAGTGTTTGTGGTACGTGCTGGCGACGTTAATGGCGACAGTTATGTCTCCTGGGCCGCAGAAGATTTAACTGAAGGTGTGGCGGAAGCCACAGGCGATCAAAAGTTTGACACCATGATGAGTCAGATGCAACGAGAACCAAAGTATCCTGATTCACAAATGCCCCCAACTGATGTAAAAGATCTATACCAATGGGCAGTAAAAAACAACAAGCCGTATCATAAAATTTTTGCCACGTGGGCCAACAGAGAAGGGTACAAGTCTGTTGCCCCGGCATTACAGCGAGCAGGCAACTTGGATACCGAAGCCCTAGATTACTGGACTCCGCGTGTTTGGAAAATATATTGGGGCGAACTCAATGGCATTGATTCTGAAATGCCCCCAGAATGGGCTAAAAAGCGTGTGCCAGACGAATTGAGAGATTATCTTGACACTGTGTTTGATGCATACGATCGCATAGTGTTTGATTGGCCCACTGAATATCGACAAATTGGCGGGCAAGGCAACTATGTGGAAGGCTCGGAAGAACTAGACGAGGCCTGCTGGAAAGGTTATCACAAAGAAGGCATGAAGACCATGTTTGGGAAACGTTATCCCAACTGTGTTAAAAACAAAAAGAAAACAAACGAAGAAGGTCGCATAGCCAGAAAAGCAGGACAGCCTGCCAACAGCAAAAAACACAGTGATCTTTACACCGATGAAAATCCTCGAGGCACCATCACTGGATTGAAGTTTGCCACCGTAGAAGATGCTAAAGCCAGTGTATCCAAAATAAGATCAAGTGGACGTAGCCATGCACACAAGGTTCAGGCCGCTGTGGCCATGGAACAACGGGCCCGGGCTGCTGGCAAGGCATCAGCGGCCGCAATATACAGAACCTATATCAACAGTGTGAAAAAGACCGATGAAAGCCTGGAGATCTATGTGGATCAAGGTGTGTGTCCAGTATGCCATGGCAATATGGTTGCCGAATCTCAATTAGATGAAAAACAAGATGCTTGCTATCATAAAGTAAAAAGCAGATACAAGGTATGGCCCAGTGCGTATGCATCAGGTGCATTGGTACAGTGTCGCAAAAAAGGTGCTGCCAACTGGGGCAATGCCAATGAAAGCATCACACAAGAAGAATACGATCAGCTGGATGAGAACTTGAAAAAATGGTTCAGTGACAAATGGGTGCGTTTTGGTCCAGATGGAAAGATCCGCGGTGATTGTGCCAGAGGTGATAGCAGTGAAGGCAAACCCAAGTGTTTGCCACAGAGCAAGGCTTATGCCCTGGGCAAAAAAGGCCGTGCAAGTGCTGCCGCAAGAAAACGCAGACAAGATCCCAATGCTGAACGCTCAGGTCCAGCCAAGAACGTGGCCACCAAAGAAGCGGCCAATCCAGCACAGCAGGCGGCCATTGCCATCAATATGAAGAAGCATCACAAAAAACCAAAAAGTGTAGTGGAAGATTCACTGAACGAATTTGCGCCCGGTGAAGGTGGATTTGGGCCATTCAAAGTGTATATTAGCAATGAATTTATAGAGAAATTTCCAAATTTTGATCAAGCCAAAGAGGAAATAGAGTTTTTACAGACCGCTGATCCTAAGTCATTTGATGCTGATTGGAAAATTATTGATGGTACGGGTAAAATAGTATGGCAACACGATCCAGGTGAAGCAATTGATGCTATGAGAATGCGCCGTAAAATACAATTCATTAAACCGGACGAACAAGGTGTAATAGAAGCCAAGAAAAAGAAAAAGAAAAAATCTTCAAGAGCAACAGGTGGATATTTCTTCCCGGGCTACGGCTATTATGGCTCAGGGGAATCAGGTGAAGGTGGTGGAGACGGTGGCGGTGGCGAAAGCAAGAACCGTGGCATGGCAGAAGGTCAATCTTGCGCAATGACTGAAGAAGGCGCCATGTGCCCAGTACACGGATTGGAAGAATGTGGCACTGCCATGGTATACGAAGCAGTTGGCGGCATTGAATTAGCGGAGATTCTATTAAAAGGATTCGAAGAAAAATATCCTGATTTAGTAACACAGATCGACCGTAAAGAATTAGAAAACACTGTCATGGATGCAGTAGAGTTAGTCGGCGACATTGACTCAATGAGCGATGTGGACATGATGATTGACGATATTGCCATGGAATTCGACAGTGAAGCTGTGCCCAATCCAGAACCAACACAAGAGCCAATTAAAGAACATAAATTATATTACAATGTAATAGGAACGCCGGCTAATCAATTGCGTAGTGATTTTGGACTTCGAAAAGACAATCGTGGTTGGTATCTAAACGAGGATGTTAGTATTAAACGACTAATGACAGCATTTAGAGCATTCGGCGAGCCCACTCGTCTATAAAATGCATCACACAAAACTCTATAGTATACTTAAACAAGTGCCTTTTCTTAAATTGGGCACAGTTGAAAATTTTGCCGACCTCAAAGCAGAAATCACAGCACAAAAAGATCTAGTAAGGTATCAACCTTTTGTACAAGAAAGTGTGGGTAAAAAATTACAAGACAATGGCCATATGGGGCTAACTCTCAGCCCTATATACGAAAATGAATTTTATCTGTTCAATGATACCAGCGAAACCTTAATTAAAAAAGTTTCAGATTATATCAAAACTAACAACGGCTATTATCCCGAATTTACATTACAGGAATCAAGCAAAGCCTGTCCGGTTACCACAGAAACTATAAACAGTATTATCGAAATGCCGGCAAGTTGCAGAATCAGCAAATTGCCTGCAGGCGGTACAGTTAAGCTTCATCGACATTATTTCATCGACATTGTTCCAAGATGTACAGAAATAGTCCTACACATTCCAGTTATCACCAATCCCAAAGTTATTGCTAAAGTATCTGCATTTGCAGACAAAGAATGGCATACCACACACTTTGGCGAAGGAGAATTATGGTATTTAAATCCTTGGCATTTTCATATTGTCGAGAACAACAGTGACGAGGATAGATATCATGTATGGATGAACGCTTACCTAAATCATCCCAATGATCAACCTATAAATTTAAAACTTAATCAAATGTTAGAATCTGCTGTAAAGAAGTATCGAGGACCGTGGATACTCGGGGACGGAACTTTTAGAGATCATATAGGCAATCCTGAATTTGATTATTTTAAAGACTATGAAATTAAAAGAATTGAAGAGACCCAAAACTGAAGGTTACAACTTAGCCGCGTTCAGTGCCCCTACTACCACTATTGGACCCGACAATAATCTCAGTCCGGTTGGCAGCATAGTCAAATAAATAAAACAAAGCCCAAAGGAAAGAAAAATGGATGAATTAATCAAAGCAGCCAAGATTGCATTTGCAACAGAATTTAATTATTATTTGAAAGCACACTACTTTCACTGGAATGTGGAAGGTGCAAACTTTCCACAATACCACAAATTATTCAAGACTATCTACAAAGAAGTGTACGGCGCTATTGATCCGTTTGCAGAAAATATTCGTAAACTGGGAGGGTATACTCCAGGAAGTTTTACAAGATTCAGTATGCTTAGTCAAATTGAAGACGAGTTACAAGTACCCCCTGCAATGCAAATGCTAGCTGAATTGTTAGCAGACAGCGAAAAAACTTATAAAGTGTTAAAGTTAGTATATGATTTAGCTGAAGCAAACGCTAAACATGATTTTAGCAACTTCCTGGCAGAACGTATGGATGCTTACGATAAACATGCATGGATGCTTCGTTCAACATTAAAATAAAGTATGGATTCTAATTATTGTAGTGCCGTAGACACTGGCTTGTTTGTCAGTGTACAAGGCGCAGTTGGGTTGTGCTGTAGTGGTTCTGAGCCAATTGGCAATATACGTAATGAGCCCATCAAAGACATTTTTGCCAAACAAAAATTCATAGAAATTCAAACTGCTATTAGAACAAATCAAAGTCACAGTTATTGCAGTGGCTGTGATCGTATAGAACAAATAGCGCCGGGCAGCAGTCAGCGCAGTGCATTCAATGATCAATTTTCCAGTCCCAAAAAAAGACAACTAAAACTGGCAGACATTCGTTGGAGCAATGTTTGCAATCTATCTTGCAGATATTGCAACACGCACGACAGCAGCGAATGGCGCAGACTACATTCATTGCCCATCGAATCAGTTAATAGAGATTATACAGCATCGTTGTTTGAAGAAATAGAGGAAAACAAAGAGACACTTGAATGTGTGTATTTGTTGGGCGGCGAACCTCTGATGCAAAAACATAATATTCGATTGTTGGATATTATCAATAAGAATACCAAAATAGATATACTAACCAATCTCAGTATACTACTGGACAATAACAAAATCTACGAAAAACTAAAATCGTTCCCCAATGTGTATTGGAATTTGAGTTTTGATAATGTGGGTGATAGGTTTGAATATGTTAGACAGGGTGGACTATGGTCAGTATTCACGGACAATGTAAAAAGATTATGTGATGACTTTGGTGCCAATCATGTGACCTTTCATCCAGTCTATACTATATGGAATAGCATTAACTTAGAAGAATACTATGAATATGCCTCTAGTGGTAATTTTAGAGTAAATTGGCAATTGGCACTGCCCAAAATAGATTCTGCTTATGGATTTGCCACTGACAGTTTTACCACATTTGGCCATAAAAAATCACTAATAACCAGAGCTGTACAAGAAATAGAACGATTGGCTGTCAATGATCCAGTGGTAGATGGCATCAAAGCCAGTTTAATCGCCAACACAGAACAACCAAACAAAGACAAGGATTTTTTAATTTGGACCAACAAAATGGAAAAATTTATGCCTCCAAACAAACCGTTTGTTGAATTGTGGCCTGAGTTAAATACATTACTACAAAATTAGACCTTGGCCTTAGGACCGGGTGGGCGGCTGCTGCCTTGACTTATGCAATTCGCTACTGTATAATCCAAAGTGAGCTTTTATATTTCAATTTAATATGAGTATCATACATCAAACATTAACACAAACCAAAACCGTATCCAAGCCCTGGGGGCAAGAAAAATGGATTCAACAAGGGTCCAACGAACATACATATGTGCTCAAAGAGATTGTTCTTAATCAAGGACATCAAACTAGTTTACAAGTACATCAGTACAAAGCAGAGACCAATTATATCCTCGAGGGTTCCGGGCGCATTGTCTACAGTAAAGAGTATTTCGACTGTGAGTGGTATAACGCAGGCGGTTATAGTCAGGAGGAAATGGATAATTTTATCTTGGGCTTACACACAGAAATCTACGGGCCAGGTAGTGTAATGACTATTGAACCGGGGACTATTCATCGCATGATTGCAGACACCCAATTGCGTTTTGTCGAAGCCAGTACTTGCCATTTGGACGACGTAATAAGATTACAAGACGATGCCAACCGTACACACGGACGCATCGATTCAGAACACAAATAAAATATGTTAACAGTTTTAATTCTTGCCGCAGGTTATGGTCGCCGCATGGGCCCATTTAGCCGCATGGTCAATAAGGGCCTAATTCCTTACGACAATAAACCACTTATTAGTCACATTATGGAAAAATTTGATTTGGGCACTAAGTTTGTTATTGCTTGTGGTCATATGGGTCAGCAAGTTAAAGACTATGTCAGTGCTGTACACACGGACAAACAAATTGTTTACGTGGACATTCCAGACTATGCTGAAGGAAGCACGGGGCCTGCTACTACCATCCAACAATGTGCTAAACATATCAATGGGCCGTTTATGTGGCTCAGTTGTGATACCTTATTCGACTTTGATTATAAAGACAAAATGGATCACAACTGGATCGGTGTACATCCAGTCGATAGCGACATTGCACAAGATTACTGTTGGGTTCGACGTGACGGCGAAACCATTACAGAAATCAAAAACAAAGAACCAAGCAAGCAAGCAGTTGATGCATTCATTGGTTTAATGTATTGCAAAGATATGCAATATGTTGATAATTTAAAAGCAGTGAATGCCAAAGAAGCATATCAGGGATTGACTGATAATTTAGAACTACGTGCTCACACTGTGAGAGACTGGAAGGATTTTGGCACTTACGACAAATGGATTGAATTAAGTGCAGACCTTAAAGAAGTCAGTTTCCTCAAGCCCAATGAATTATTTTACAGCGACAATAAAAAGATTGTTAAGTTTACCACAGATAGTACGTTGACTGACAAAAAGACCAACAGGGCTTTATTAAATCCTGCATGTATGCCTACCGGTATTAGACGCAGTGGTCAATTTTTAGTTTACAATTACGTAGACGGTGATATTATATACAGTCAATTGAATCCCACTCTCATGAGCAAGTTATTGCAATGGGCAGACAAAGAATTATGGAAACGCAAATGGTTTCCCAATACAGAAAATATTTGCAGAGATTTCTATCACAAAAAGACACAGGATCGTTTACAACAATTCCGTGTTAAGTACAGCGACTGGAGCGAACCCTGCACAGTCAACGGCCAAACTGTTGAATCAATTGATCGATATCTTGACAAGATTGACTGGGATTGGTTATGTAATACTACCGAATGGGCATTTATACACGGTGACTTCCAATTTGAAAACGTAATTTATAGTCCGCACACTGATACGTTTACTGCCATCGATTGGCGCACAGACTTCGGTGGCGATAGTTATGGTGATGTGTATTATGACTTAGCCAAGATGATGGGCGGAATTCTATTAGACTACCAAGCAGTTAAAGCAGACAAGTTAGAATATAACGAAAATGCAGAAATTGCAACATTAAACGATTGCAGTATCAATTCGTCTAACGATTATGTAGAGCAGTTGGCTGCATTTTGTACAAAATCAAAGTTGGATTGGAACAAGGTTCGATTACTAGTTCCCATTATCTATTTGAATATGAGTCCGTTGCACGAAGCACCGTTTGACAAATACCTGTTTGCATTGGCTCAGCTACACTTCGAAAGATTTTTTAATGAAGTTACAACAAGCAATTGAATGGCAACACGCGGAAAATTTATTTGTAAGCCTTTCAGCCAAACCTGGTAAAACAGGTGAACAGTTTTATAATACCTTGTTCAAGCATCATAACATCAATGCAGAATATGTTGCTTGTGAATGTATTGATTTGGCGGCAGATATGAAACTGGTGCGCGAACACTGTGCAGGTGCTAGCATTTCTATGCCGTTCAAACGACAAGTAGAAAAACACATAGGTATGAGTTGGGCTGGATATGGCATGCCAATTAACACTGTGATTAATAAAGATAAATTTTTGACGGGTTATAATTGCGATTATATGGGATTAAAAGATTTGCTCAGTGAACAAATTAAAGATAAAAAAATAATCATCCTAGGCGACGGAGCCATGGCAGACAATATCCAGGAACTTTGCAGTCAAGTACCAACAGTACAAGTAGCTAGTAGGCGTAAAAATACATGGGAAATTAGACGCGATAAATGTGATATCTTGATTAATACTACCAGTATCGGAATGGGTAGCAATGAATCGCCTGTTGAAGATCCGAATGCCAACTTGATTGTGGATTGTGTAATAGGTAATACACAGTTAATCAAGCAAGCAAAACAATCCGGAAAAAGTGTAATAACTGGTGCCGACATTTACATTGCACAATTTAGGTATCAGTTTAAATTATACACAGAGCAAGATCCCGATGAGGACGTATTAAAATTAATAGCAAGGAATGTATTCGATGTTTAAGTGTTTTATTTCAGACATCGACGGTTGCTTAAACGACGGCAATATCTATTGGGATTCTGGAGGACTGAAACCTTTCAAGGCATTTGGCAATTACGACCACGATGGTGTTAAATTACTGCGTGGCCATGTTAAACTTATTTTTATCAGTGCCGATAAACACGGTTGGGATATTATTAAAACTCGAGTACAAGACCATATGAAATGTGAACTACACTATGTACCCGAGGCAACCAGATATCAATTTGTCGAATCTTACGGTTTTGATAATCTTGCCTATATGGGAGATGGCATACATGATGCTAAAATTATTAAGGCGGCAAAGTTTGGTATTGCGCCAGCACAGGCACGTATAGAAGCTCGCAGTGCGGCAGATTATGTTACTCCCAGCAGGGGAGGAGAAGGAGCATACTTGGATGCTAGCATCGCTATCATGAAACAAATGGGAATTCCTTATGAATTTTAAACTAGGATTCGGGCCTATGAGCCTGATGATCAACGATATCCTAGCACGATATGCGGCTGCAAATCAAAGACCGTTAATGTTTATTGCCAGTCGAAACCAAGTTGACGCCTCCAGCGGTTATGTTATGAACACACAGCAACTAGCCGAACAATTAAAGCCGTTGCGTAGCGAATATTTGATGGTGTGCAGAGACCATTGCGGACCATACTTTTTAGATGTCGAAAAATCATTGAGTCAACGGGCTGCTATAGAAGCAACTAAAAAGACTATTGCTGGCGATATCGAAAACGAATTTGATTTAATACACATCGACACTAGCCGTTGCGAAGATGCTTACCATGTAGCAGATGAGTTATTTAATTTTTGTTTAAACCTAAATCCCAATATCAAGTTTGAATTTGGAACTGAAGAAAACGTAGGCGTGGCTGCTGGTGTAAAAAAATATCAGCAGGATGTTAAGTTCGCTAGCCAATTTCCCAATATGCAGTTTGTGGTTGCACAAACAGGCAGTTTGACCATGGAGGACAGGCAAGTGGGCAGCTTCGATGTTCCCATGGTTAAACGACTAGTGGGCTATGCAACTACAGCGGGGGTCAAGTTGAAGGAACATAATGCCGATTACCTAACAGGCGATCAAATTAAACTAAGGCACCAAGCCGGCGTCCACGCATGTAATATTGCTCCCCAGCTTGGCGTCATCCAGACCAAAACCATTATTGACTTGGCAGAAAAACACAACGTCGATGCAGAACCATTTAAAAGAACTGTGTTGGAAAGCGGCAAATGGCACAAGTGGATGATTGACCCTGCAGATAACAATGACAGATTAAAAATTGCAATTGCAGGTCATTATTGTTATAATAGTACAGCTTACGCTAAGTTGGAAGACAGTCTCACACATCATTGTGATGTAGACAAAGAAGTACACCGGGCAATCACAGCCTGTTTAGATTTATATTACGAGAATTTATATGATAGTTTGGTTTAATTGTAAAATAAGCGACATACGTCCTAACCCACAGCCGCGATATCACTTGCGAAATGATAATCGATTTGATATAGCAAGATACAGTTTTGCTAGTTTTGCACCGTTGATTCCACTGATCAATAAATTCATTTTTAATTTAGAAATGGCTGACGGGCATGCACATCAACAGGAAGAAATGGAACACTGGCTCCGCTCTATCTTCCCAGCTGAAAAATTAAGTTTGCATTGGTATAGATGCAACAATATTGCACAATGGAGGGAGATTCAAACCGAAATGAATGACCTCGGTGACGATATAATTTTTCCTGCTGGTAATGAAGATCATATTTTCATGGACTCTAATATTTTGATCATGGGTGATGCTATTAAGAGAGTGGGTTATGGTGATCGTATCGATTCAACTTTTATGACTAGCCATTATCCGGAAAGTATTCGAGCATGTTGTCATTTTGACGGAGAATACTTATCTGAAGGTCTAGTCAGATATAACACAGGCAACAACGATGCATTAAGGGTCATGAGGAAAGAATTTTTCGACTGGTATCTGGATCAAGTCAAAAATCCTGATATGTTTATCTTTAGAACTGAACATTGGAATAGTTTAGTACTGCCTAACAACCTCATGATTGTGCCCACTAAAGAACAATTTAGACATTTCGATGGATACGGGCATGTGGGCATAGGTCCAGACTATGCTCCTCCTCTGGAGATTCCGCCTGGATTCTTTGAGAAAAACATTGTTATTAAATATGGATTCGAAGAGCGAGACCCTGCATGTGTCAATATTAATCCATGTGTTGACACATTGTACGCTGCTGACGGCAAAGGCACAGATTATAAGTGGACGCTGTTAGATATTCCTGAATTTTGGTCTCCTTATATTAAAGAAATTATCACCGCACCAGGAATCAACAAAGATGCAATGTCAGAGGCAAGAGATAAACATCTATTATTGATGTCAAGATTGCATTTTGATTGGCCACACATGGGCGTGAGCTTTGATGAATCAAACCATCCACCTGTCAAATGGTTAAATCCTCACATGCAATCACTTGAATTCACTGAGTAAATAGTTTATAATCAACAATTAGGAGAAATATATGAGCGACTACAACCGCAGTTTCAATGGCGAAGCCAAAATCAAACTTACACAACTTATCAACGAGGGCATGGTAGTTCTTCAAGAAATCGAAGATTTAAATGCTGGCCTCAGTGACACAGTCAAAGCTATTGCTGAAGAATTAGAAATTAAACCAGGCACCTTGAAGAAAGCAATTCGTATTGCACACAAGGCCAGACTGGGTGAAACCAATCGCGACCACGATGAATTAAACACTATTCTGGAAACTGTGGGCAAGACTCTTTGAACAATATTGTAGCTGACATCTTCAAATGGATCAGGGATGATTATAGAACCAATCCAATACGTTTTACTATTGAGTTGCTCGCTTGGGCTGTTAGTGTTGGTTGCTCAATCATCATGGCAGTCACCGTGCCTAATCCTCCTCTTATTGTACTATACCCTATCTGGATTAGTGGCTGTGCTATGTATGCATGGGCTGCTTACACTAGGAAGAGCTTTGGTATGCTGGCTAACTATATCTTGCTAACCGCAATCGACACTGTCGGCCTCGTCAGGATGTTGAGCTCGTAATTCTCGTCTGAATTCAAGAATATCTTTAGAACATGCAAACTCTCTGCCCAACAGCTTACTCAATGAGTTTAAAAACTTATTGTTTAGAATTGCAGGATCTATTTCTTGTACACTCTTGCTCCACGTGACTGACAGCAAATCTGGTTCAGGTTTTCTAGACTGTACAGTGGGTCTATCACTGTCGTTAGCAAGGGAATTGACCACAGGGTGCTTGGACTTTCTGTTACTGGTCAAGAACAAGGCCATTTTACTGATGCCGTCGGCAGCTTTGTAGTAATCTTCTTCAAGGTACTTGGCACAGAAGTCGAAGAATACCTTACTATGTCTAGATTCGTCTGCAGCCAGCAATAATAAAATTTTCTTAAAGACCGGTTCAGTTACGTCTTTGGCAGCATTGACATAAAAACTCATAACTGCCAATTCTTCGCAGTGGTGCAAGAATATAATAGAATATCTATTCTGAGCAGGTTGAAAGGTAAAGTTAATATCTTGTACTTGTTTTTTTGTAGGAACAAGATCCGGTCTAAATCGTTGTAAATATTCGTACTGCGTCAAAAAATGTTTTTGTTCTTCGAATAACCAAACTCCCAGGAAACTATAGAAATCGGGATCGTCTTGAAAGTCTCTCATGAATGCATAAGTGCCTGGTGCTGTGCTGAATTCGCTCAAACAGTTGTTACGCATCCAGCGAGCTTGGATATCGGTTATGGAACCATCGAACTGGTCCCAGGGAATTTCATGACTGTGCCAACGATTGGCTTCGAGGAATTTATATACTTCTAATGAAATCATTGACTTTTGCTTTTTTATGTTATATAATACACTGCTAATAAGTATTTAGTGACTGCAAAAATATTTATTAAAAAAGAGGGTTTTTAAAATTAGTTACATCGACGCACTTTACGACAAACAGAAGGATCGAATACACGTAGTGGAACGTGTAAACGGTCAACGGGTATACCAGGAATATCCGGTTAACTACACATTTTATTATGATGACCCAAGGGGTAAACATTCAACCATTTACGGCACACCTGTAACTAAATTTACCACCAGGAGTCATAAAGAATTCCAAAAAGAACTTAGGCTACAGAACAACAAACGAGTGTGGGAAAGCGATTTTAAACCTGTGTTCAGATGCCTTGAAGAAAATTACTTGGGTTTTGAACCTCCCAAACTGCATACTGCATTTTTCGACATTGAGGCAAACTTTGATCCAGAACGAGGATTTGCCCCAACCACTGATCCGTTTAATAATATCACTGCTATATCTGTATATTTGGACTGGTTAGACAAGTTAGTTACATTGGCAATTCCACCCAAGAGCATGAGTTGGGAAACTGCCGAAGAAATTTGTGCCAAATTTGAGGACTGTTATATCTTTGATAGGGAAGAAGATATGCTGGACACATTCCTGAATCTAATTGACGAAGCAGACATTCTCAGCGGATGGAACAGCGAGGGCTATGATATTCCTTACACAATCGGTCGTATTACTCGTGTGCTGAGTAAGGATGACACTCGACGTTTATGCTTATGGGGACAATTTCCTAAACAACGCGAATTTGATCGTTTTGGTGCCACCAACACGACATTTGACTTGATTGGTCGTGTGCATATGGACTACATGCAACTATATCGAAAGTACACCTACGAAGAACGCCATAGTTACAGTTTGGATGCCATCGGCGAATACGAATTAGATGAACGCAAGACTGCCTACGAAGGCACATTGGATCAATTGTACAATAAAGATTTTCCCAAGTTCCTGGAATACAACAGACAAGACACTCGCTTGCTAGCCAAGTTAGACAAGAAGTTGCGTTTCTTGGATTTGGCAAATACCATTGCTCACGATAACACGGTGTTATTGCAGACAACAATGGGCGCGGTAGCAACTACAGAACAGGCAATTATCAATGAAGCACACAGTCAAGGATTGGTCGTACCTAACCGAAAAGCAAGAATTGACCACACAAACGAGGATGAGCCCAGCGAAACACAAGCAGCAGGTGCCTATGTTGCTCATCCCAAAAAGGGTGTCCATGAATACATCGGAGCCATTGACATTAACTCGCTCTACCCCTCGGCTATTCGGGCCCTTAACATGGGCCCAGAAACAATTATTGGACAGCTAAGACCCATAATGACGGATAAGCTAATCGGCGACAGAATGTCATCGGGTATGAGCTTTGCTGGTGCTTGGGAAGGTTTGTTTGGCAGTCTCGAATACGAAGCTGTTATGGCCGGGGAGTCCGGTACAGAAATAACCGTCGACTGGGAAGTGGATGGCTCCAGTGACGTTTGCAGTGCTGCTGATGTTTGGCGTATTGTGTTTGACAGTAACAAACCCTGGACCATCAGTGCGAACGGCACTATCTTTACTCATGAACGTAAAGGTATTATTCCGGGTTTGCTAGAACGTTGGTATGCTGAACGTAAAGAAATGCAGGCCAAACTTAAAGAAGCTACCACTAAAGAGGATCAAGAGTACTGGGACAAACGTCAGTTGGTCAAGAAAATTAACTTGAACAGTTTGTATGGTGCTATTCTTAATCCTGGTTGTCGTTTCTTTGACCACAGGATCGGACAGTCAACTACCTTGACAGGACGCACTATTGCCAAGCACATGGATAGTTTTGTTAACGAATGTATTTTTGGTACATATGATCATGTGGGGGAAGCTGTTATCTACGGTGATACTGACTCTGTATATTTTAGTGCATGGCCCGCAGTCAAAGAAGATGTGGCTGCTGGACGTATGGAATGGAATAAAGATATTTGTGTGCAACTATATGACAGTATCGCAGACCAAGTCAATGAGTCATTTCCTGCGTTCATGGAACGTGCTTGCCATTGCCCGAGAGCTAACGGTTCTATTATCAAAGGTGGCAGGGAACTAGTTGCCAGCAAAGGTTTGTTTATTAAAAAGAAACGTTATGCTGTTCTTATCTATGACAAAGAAGGCAAGCGATTGGACACAGGAGGCAAGCCGGGCAAAGTAAAGGCCATGGGGTTGGATTTGAAACGTAGTGATACTCCCAAGGTAGTGCAAGACTTCTTGAGCGGCATTCTTAATGATGTGCTGACAGGTACAGGTCGAGAAGAGATTATCGAGAAAATTAAAGAATTTAAAATATTGTTCCAACAGCGGCCTGCATGGGAAAAGGGTACACCCAAGCGTGTGAATAACTTGACCAAATATACTGCGGAAGAAGATAGATTGGGCAAAGCCAACATGCCTGGGCACGTTCGTGCTGCCATGAACTGGAACAAGTTACGCAAGATGCATGGCGATAATTATGCCATGCAAATCGTCGACGGCATGAAGGTTATCGTTTGTAAGATGAAGGTTAACCCATTGGGTTATACTAGCATAGCTTATCCAACAGACGAAACACACATTCCACGCTGGTTTAAAGATTTGCCATTCGATCAAGATTTAATGGAATCTGGCATTGTGGATCAAAAGGTAGAAAACTTATTAGGTGTGCTCAGTTGGAACATTACCGAGAACACAAATATCAACACAACATTTGATAGCTTTTTTAGTTTTGAGTAAGAAAATAATCACACTAGTCAATGTCGCAAATAATGCATATAAAAATGCAAACATTATAAGCGAAGAGCAGATCCTGCCAGAATTCCGCGGTGTCTGGGGTCAGCGTGGCGGCACGTTTGAAAAAGACTTAAATTTAAAAGGCCGCTATTGCTATCATCCGTTTAACACCATAACCATTGACGGTAATGGAGATGTATTTCCTTGTATATGCCAAGCATGGTTGCCAATTAGTTTAGGCAAAATTTGGGAATTCGATTCTTTAGATGATATCCCACGCATTGCTCGAGCAAGGGAAATTCAAAGGTCTATCCTAGACGGCAGTTATAAGTATTGTGACAATAACATCTGCGGGCTGATTGCTAGTAACGATCTAAGTGGCAGGATAGACCATAAACCGGACACCATCAATTGGATTAATTTTGCAATTGATAGTAGTTGTAATTTAACATGTCCTAGCTGTCGCAAAGAATTTGTATTCATTAACGAAGGCCCTGCGTATGATTTAAAGATGATGATTGTCAAACATATTACCAAGCTAATCGAAAATCACGGTCAATTTTTAAAGTTTAGTGTCAGCGGTGACGGTGATCCATTTGCTAGTTTAATCTATAGAGAATTACTCAGTGGCTTAGATGTAAACAATAAAGATGTTGAAATTGAAATTATCACTAATGGAATATTAGCAAAAGCACACTGGCACAAGA